TTGACCGATGGCAACTGATTGACTGCCAAGAGTATCGGCACCCAATGCGTTATAGCCGATAGCTACATTTTTGTCTGCATCTGTTAAGGCACCACCTGCAAGGGAACCGATGAGGGTGTTCTGGATTCCCGTGGTGACTGCTGCACCTGCCTGATGACCAACTGCTATATTCAAAGAATCTGTAGCTGTAGTAAAGTTCTGCACATTCAAAGTGCCTTGACCGACAGCCACACTTTTACTCCCCAACGTGTCAGAACTCAAAGCGCCTTTGCCGATTGCTACGTTTTTGTCAGCATCAGTCAGAGCGTCACCTGCAAGGGAACCGATGAGGGTGTTGTCTATCCCCGTGGTGACTGACGCGCCTGCGTTGTATCCCACCGCTACATTGTTGCTATTTGTGGCAGTTGTGAAATTTTGTGACTGTAGCGTTTTGTATCCGAAAGCAGTGGATCGACTGCCTAAAACATCTGTGGTGAGAGAGGCGTAACCAACAGCGACATTGAAATCTGCGTCTGTTAAAGCGTCTCCGACAGTACCACCGAGCAGTACATTTTGAGTTCCTTCAGTAAGCGAATTACCCGCTAAAGCTCCGACTGCCACATTATTACTTCCACTCGTCAAAGCAGCTAATGCGGATCGACCTATTGCAATAGCATCAGTGCCAGTATAAACACCGCCTAAAACATCGCGGCCTATTGCTACTGCATTAGAACCAGAAGTTATTGCATCTCCTGCGCTATCCCCTATTGCGATATTGCCAGCGCCCGACAAAGATCCACCGCTTAGAGCAGCGTTACCCAAAGCTACATTATCTGTGCCAGTAGGAAAGTTGCCGTCCAGTTTGATTGTGCCGCTTGACACATCAAGATTTGCGCCTACAGTGACTGAGCTATTTATATTTACGTTACCACCTGCAATCTCTAGTCCTGTCGTAACAGAGCCAGCCACCATCGTCTGTAATTTAAGGGTGCCATCTTCCGTACCGCCCGTTACATCTGCAATCTGTGCTTGAATCGTTGCGTAATTTGTAACATTACCGCCGTCATCGTCACCTCTGAATCTGATGAATCCGATTAAGTCGCTATCTGCGGGTGAGCCGCTATCCCGTTGAAGATCAAGTATCGGGCCTGTGCTTGAGTCAGCGTCCGTAGACTTCAGCACCATTTGAGCAGTGTTGTCAGCGGTTGTAAAAGTCGCAGTCGTTCCCGTCAACGCCCCACTCACATCCATCGTGCCATTTACATCAATGGCAGTAGCAGTGAGATCAATCTCATCCGTCGCACCCAATGACAGAACCGTCGCAGACGAGCCTTGAATGAACTGGCTCGCATCGTTAAACATGATCTTGTTTGTAGAGTTCAGCGTCAGGCCAGAACCGTCTGTGTGCGTGAGCGTAGTGTCGCCATCTGCGCCAAACGTGATGACTGCGCTGTCTGAACTGAGCACAAGGTCATCGCCAACAGTCAGGTCATCGTCAATAAACAAATCAGGCACAGACAGGTCTTGAAACGCATCAACCATCGCCCCACCAGAACCTGCGCCGTCTGAATAAATGGCTTTGGTCTGACCATTCGCAATCGTAACCGTAGCGCCAGAGCCTTGCTTGATAATGATTGACTGCGAGCCGCTGGTGGCGTTCTCAATGAACCACAGCTTGCTGACCGTGTTTGGCCCTATAGTGATGGTACAAGTGCTATCAAGAGTTCCAGTGTATTTAAGAAACATGCTCCTGCCGGGATCAGTAGCCCCATCGGCAAGAGTAGTAGTGTGGGTATCAGCATTAGTCGTAATAGCTTCCGTGCCAAAGCTGAATGCCTCTGCAATTAATTCGAGATTGGTATTTGTACTGGTGCCCCATGTACCTGCCTCATCGCCAGTAGATATCTCTTTTAGACGTAAATCATTAACGTAAGTTGCCATCTATCTTCTCCGACTTTTCGTCTTAGGCTTTGGCTTCTTCATAAACGCCACATGCTTCTTGAGCGTTTCAGCTTGCTTTTTGTGAGTCTTAGAGGCTTTCTCTAAACCCTTAATAACCTTTTTGACCTTCCGTACCATCAGGCTACCTCTTCCCAATTAGGAGTTTGACTGTCGGTAACAGCAGTCCAACTCGGTGTTTGACTATCGGTTATAGTACCCCAGTTAGGGTCTTGGCCATCATTTATGATGCCATAAACAAGAAAGTATCCTATCGCTCCCGTCGCTGAAACACCCGTGACAGAAACGTTTGCATCTGCTGAAACCGACACATCAGTGATTCGGCCCGTTGCTTCCACACCCTCTGGCGAAACATTTGCTGTACCAGTGACCGTAAGCGAACCAACCGCTCCAGTCCCAGCATTCCCAGTAACAGCAACATTCGCATCAGCGGATACAGTAACCGTTCCCGCAGATCCAATCCCAACCACACCTGTGACAGAAACGTCGACACCCGTCCCTTGGACGATTGTGACCGACCCGATTGCCCCTGTGCCAGAAACGCCTGTGACAGCGGCATCTGTGCTGAGAATGATCGTGACCGACCCGACCGCGCCAGTGCCTGCAACACCCGTGACTTCAACCGGTATTGCTTCATTCCAAGCGCCTTGGCCCCAAGTGCCTCTGCCCCAGCCCGTAACATTAGCCATTTCCTATGCGATGCGAATAATCGCATTCGATGCATCTGCTGCTGGAAACTGCACGGTGAAATCTCCTGAACTGGAGGACTTATCCGCACCAAAATCTAGGGCGCATACCGCAGGATCACCTGATGCGCTGTCATTGAATATAAGCGCACCTCTTGCCGTTAAAGTGCTTGAGGAAAAGGTCAAATCAGAAAAGTCTGTTATGGCAGTAGTCCCATCGTTGCTAGGATCAACACGAGTCAAGGATGCGCCTTTCGCGGTGTAGCCTGTACCAGATATTTCGTTAGAGGTAGTATATGCCGTAGTACCTGCGCCTAAGGAGGCAGAGCTTGTGTACAACGCAAGATTGAAGGTGCTGCCGCCAGTGTTTTTGAAATTGTGAACAGCTTCTAAAATTTCTTTTTTGAAGGTAGTACACATTGCTGTCGTTATCGCCATTACAGACTCCTAATTATGTTTGCCATGTCAGCGTGCCCTTGTTTTTCTAGCTCTGCAATCAAGGTCGTCCTATCGCTTTTTATCGCCTCTTTGATGTAAAAAACCGCCGTCGCTTGCACCGATTCTTTGAAAGCCTCCGCCTGCTGCGCAATCAAAGGATGGCAGTTGCCACCAACGCTCACAATCCTGTCCGCCGCAGCTTTCGCCCAAAACTCGGGATCATGTCCTTTGTCTTGTGTAGTTGCCACTAAAACGCTACCAACTTCCAGACTTGATGCCTCAAACAAAGCCAAGTTTACCCCCTAGCAATGTCATATCGGTATTCATCTCTCGAACCATAACCTTCGCCCAAAGCCTTGAGTGACGCGAGAGCCTGCGAGAAACGTTGCTCGTACTGAGCGGATTCTTCTGGATTTTTCAAAAAAGTAGCAGCCTCCACTAACGTGCCATACAACAAAGCATCAGGAGCATTATCAGACAGCCAAGTTGTGTTTGTGCCTGAGGTGGTGGTCAAAGACGCAGGGCGGTACTTGTAATGCAACTCGAACGCATAGTCAGACGCAGGCGTCGGTGCGAGCAAAAAGGTATTGTCGTCGAACAGGGCGTAGTACTGCGTGGGACCGGTAGTATTAGCGTTTGGCGTGTATTGACGAATAAACGTCGTATGTTTGAACAAAGGATAGGTGTACACACTATCAATGATCAAAGCCAAACTGTAGGACGCCAAAAAATCCGACGGCGTAGCTAAGTAAGGAAAACCTGTGGTAGCGTTACCCGTCACGTTTTTCCGAAAAACCGGTAAAGAAACGTTTTTGAGTATGCGTTCTTCTGCTTCTTGAATGAACGTGTCTAATTCGGCAACAAAAGTCGTTTCTGCTGTTTCACAATAGTCTTGTACGGCAGATTTGAGAGTGGCTAGCGTAAAACTCATGTCGTCACCACCGTCACTTCACCGACAATTCCAGAAGCTTTTACAGGGACAAAAGGATTGATCCCGACAACGGGAACGCCCACCGACACAACCATTGGCTCGACCCGGTCTGGTCGGGGGTTCTTCAAAGCTTGTGGGTCATCTACACGAGGCAAAGGCAATAATTGCGGTTGTTTTGGCTCAAACTCATCAAAACCTACAAGACTACCGTTCCATTCCTTACGCATGCGGTTAAGTTTGTAGCGGAAACCAGAGCGATCCGAGATACCGTAAGCGTTTTTACCTGATGCAAACCCCATGACTACGCTCCGTATTTATACGTTGGCGGGGAAATTTTAAACGACGCACGATCTCTGTCTTCCTCCATGGCGCGCAACATTTCTTCCTCATACACCGCTTTCAAAGGTCCCATCAGTTGCGGCGATTTTTTCATAGACAAATAGTATGCCAGACCAGCGGCTAAACATGGGTAAAATCGGAAGGGAACGTCTACCGTATTAGTAAAAGCATCTGCGTCTTCAATGCGCGTTAAACGGTTGAATTTCACAATATCTGTATTGTTATCCGGGACCGGCCAAATTTTTAACACCGGAGTAATTTGCCTATCAAGAAAAAATTGGTTAGGCCGCCCCGTCTGAGTTTTTGTGGGTATGTTTAAAAACTCAGAACGGCTCAAACGGTCAATCGCAAAATCTGTGCCGTCACGGGTTACAACGGTAGACAGTATGTCAATCGTAGATTGCACGTCCGACAGATCTTGGACAGCAGAAACAGTGGTAGTGGCGGCGCTTGTGCTCCCAGTTATTGTTTCACCGTTAGAGAAAGTACCAACCGGGATCGTTGTGGCAACAGAGGTAGTTGTAGGCTTACTAGTGATTGACGCCGTGGCGGCGCTTGTGCTCCCAGTAATCGTCTCTCCGACCGTAAAACTAGCGGAAGCAGCGACTGACAAAGTAAGAGTGCCCGCCGGGTATTCACTGACACCTGACGCGACCGTGATAGAGGTTTGGTCAATTGTCCACTGATTTAGCCCCCTATTAGCCCAATCAGCAAACAACAAATTCAAAGACCGTTTTGCAGTTTTCAAATCGTAACCCGTGCGAAGCTCTAAGCCGCAACGCTCAAACGCCTCTTCAATGTACTCGGCTACATCAATCTCAAAATTTTTGCTGCTACTCGTTGTCATTGTATAAGTTATCGAATACACGGTTCACATCTAGCACGTAGTCTAAATCAGACTTCGAGTAATGTATGTGCGCCGAAGGCTTAAAATCTGGAGCGCCTGTACCCGTTTCAAACCATGCTGGGTGCGTTACTCGAACCCGGTTGTTTGGTAATGCAACGATGTTACCTGTCCACTCCCCCGCATCTAAAAGTTGCAGCACATGGCTTTGTTTGTGCTGTGCTGGATCATCCGCAATTTCACTCTCAGTATAATCGACTGTGAAAAGGTACTTCGCAGGGTACATTTCCCCTGCTATTTTTGCCATCCAAGGACAAGGCGTAGCACGATCAAGCACGTAGACGGCATGATGGTGCGAG